ATTCTCTTAAGGATTCAAACGTTGCAGGCTGCGCCTATTGGTATACAATAAGAGAGCGCTAAACCAAGGCGCTCCAATCGCTAACCACACTATGCAAACAATCGAACGCTTTAGCTACTGTGAAGGCACCTATCTATTTTGGGCCGAAAATCATTCAGGCCAGAACTCTAGAGGTTATCAGATACTTTCTAGAGTATCCGCAAATTATCAACCCAGCCCTTGGCATAAAGGTTGGGAGAGTCTAGACGAAACGGCCCGAGATGTTTATCGGGCTTGGTGCACCAAGGAATCCGTAACTTGTGAATATGATTTAATACGTTATCTCATATGCGATCACGTAGACTCAGACGATGCTTGCGTTGATTACTTTCTAGATTCCTACGGTAGCGATACTTTAGAAGATACCGGTTTAGTTAATTACGACCGGAGCGATTTTGTTAATTTAGATATGTGCTACACTCGCGATCTAATAGAGTTTTACATTAGAAACGAAACCGAACTCTTAGCATGGGTAGACCTAGCTTGTGAGGCTTACGGATACAATTCCAGGCTTCAGTTATTAGAGGGCGAGACAATAGAAACCCCGGATGATTTTGCCGCCGGTCTAGTTAATGCTGGGATGACGTACCTGGCGCGTGATATTTTGAGCACTGTGCAAGCTTAAAAAATTGTTAAGTTTAGCCTAGCCTCTCGCTAGGTTACCTTTATTCTGCTACACTACAAACAGCGCCACACCCAAGGCGCGCCAAACCTTACCGAGTCTTTACTATGGTTCCCGAGTTTCGACGCTTTAGTTTGTGTCTGTTAACTGCTGAGGGTAAGTTAAGCATTTTGTTCCATAGCGATTCTCGCGAACAGTGTGATCTAAAGTTAGATTATTATGCTGAAATGTTTCCAAAGGGCATAGTTGATATCTATTCCCGGAGTTGTATGCAAAACATCGAGGTGTCAGCATGAATCGCGCAATCCTGTACAGTTCACTAGTACTAGCCTGTAGTACTACCAGCCTGCCCCTCGCTGCATTCTGCACCGTTTGCGGCTTCTACTTTATTCTGAAGGGTGAAACCTAAAGAATTGTAAAGATGGGCCTAGCAAGTAGCTAGGCTCTTTCCAATATGCTACAATACAGACAAGCGCCACATCCAAGGCGCACCGAACCCTAAACCCATGGCTCTCACCCCCAAGCAAGTTGCGTACATTGAAAAGAACATTTCTGAGCAGGTTCAGAAAGAAGCCGCTTTAAGTTTTGCTGCCAAATTACCTTCACATCTTGTTAGCGAATTCTGGAAAGTGTACCGAGCCGCTAAATAGTTCAAACCAACTAGGGCCCGCCCAACTTCGGGCCCTAGTCCAAACGTACCACCCGGGGTAGGGTAGGAGTTCTGGCGGCGCAGGTCACCGGCCTGGGAACCTACTGGTACCATCTCAACCTACTCTACCCTACTACACAACAGGGGGTAGGGGTCGAGTTCCTGTAGAGTAGTATCTAAGTACCGAAAAATAAGAAATCGTGTCGAACACCGGCTTAACATTACGCCACGCCCAGGGTCAAGTATTCAACAATCGCTCACGTTTCCGCGTCCTCGTTGCCGGTCGCCGCTTCGGTAAATCATATTTAGCCTGCATCGAACTTCTGCGTGGAGCAATCGAACGCCCCGGCGAAACATTCTTCTACGCAGCGCCAACATACCGAATGGCCAAAGATATTGCGTGGAAAGTATTAAAAAAGCTAGTCCCGCCAGCCTGGGTAAAGGCAAAAAACGAAACCGACCTAAAGCTGGAACTGGTAAACGGCAGCACGATCGAACTAAAAGGTACTGAAAACGCAATGGCGTTGCGCGGCAGAAGCCTATCCGGCGTGGTACTAGACGAAGCCGCCTTCATGGACCCCGAAGTCTGGTTCGAGGTGATCCGCCCCTCCCTTGCAGACAAACAAGGCTGGGCCTTATTCATCTCCACTCCGGATGGAACAGCCTCCTGGTTCTACGACCTCTGGTGTTACGCCGAAGAAGCCGAAAAGGACTGGAAACGCTGGCAATTTACCACCATTGACGGCGACAATGTACCACCCGCAGAGATCGAAGCAGCGCGAGGCCAACTCGATTCACGTACATTCCGCCAAGAATTTGAAGCCAGCTTTGAAAATCTAAGCGGTTTAGTTGCAATCAACTTCAGCGACGCCAACATAAGCACCGAAATCAAAGATATTCCCGTACTCCCCCTACTGGTGGGCCTGGACTTCAACGTATCCCCTATGTCCGCCGTGTGTGCCGTCAAATACCAGTCCGAACTCTGGGTATTCGACGAAATAATCCTCACCGGAGGCGCCACCACCTGGGATTTCTGCGAAACCCTAATTGACAAATACGGCATGGAGCGGCGAATCATCACCTGCCCCGACCCAACCGGCGCGGCCCGCAAAACCTCCGGCGTTGGAGCAACCGACCACTCAATCCTCCGCAAAGCGGGCCTCACCGTATCAACACCCCGCTCTCCCTGGAAGATCCGCGACAAAATAACCTGCGTAAACATGGGCCTCCTCGACGCCGCCGGAACCCGCCGCATCAAAATCCACCCCCGCTGCGTGGAACTAATCAAAAGTCTGCGCACTTTAACCTACACACCCCACACAAACATGCCCAACAAAAATCTCGGCGTGGATCACTCATTCGACGCCCTTGGTTACATGTGCCTACAAGTATTCAACCTTGCCAAACCGGAAAACATGGGCTCCACCGACTTCCGCGTCTGGTGACCTATACTGGAACTACCCGCTGGTACCGCGATGGCAGCAAAAAAGAAGACTAAAGCCGAAAAGAAAATAGCCAAAGTTATGACTGAATATGGCAAAGGCGAACTGCACTCAGGCAGCAAAAAGGGTCCAATTGTAACCAACCCCGCCCAAGCTCGTGCAATTGCCATGTCCGAAGCGGGCATGACCAAACCCAAGAAAAAGCCCGGCAAAAAGTAATGACCGTCACCACCACAATCTGCACCGGAAGTTGCTCCAACCTATCAATTGACTTCGAGACCGATACACTCGAAGTAACAATGATATTTCCAGTTCCCGAAAGCGCTTATAACATCGCCTCCCTCGTCCACCGCCTAGTTGATGGCATCGAAGTAATCGTGGGCCAAGAAGAGGACGAATAATGTCAACCGACGGCGGCACCATCCACGATGGCGAGCTCACAATATGGACAGCAGGTAGCCGCACCACCACCGGCTACTTCACTTCCATCGAAGCCGTAGCCCCCAACTGGGTCTTCCAAGTAACAGTTAGCGGCCTAACTGGCGGTGGCAAACAAGCCGTCTTCGACTACGAAGGTTCCCTAGATGGAACAAACTGGGGCCACCTAACTGTAGTATCAAAAAAAGCAGGTGATGTTAGTACGATCGATGCAGATGGCACACACATATTCTTTGCCCAAAACCAACCCAGCCGCTTCATCCGAGTCCACCTAACCACTTTAACCAGCACAAACACGGCAACAGTATCTGTCAAAATAGGAGCAATGTAACTCCCCTCATGACATATACCGGCGCAGTTGGCACAATCAGCAAAAGCATCAGCGATACTCCCTTCACCCGTTCCCTCGACGCAATCGCAATGACTGCGAGCTGGAACGCAATGGCCGCCGTCACCCTCGGCTCGGACTTCATCCGCAGCCAAGCCGCCAGCTACCTCCCCCAAGAACCCCGCGAAACCGACGACGCCTGGGAATCCCGCATAGCCCGCTCCGTCCTCTCCCCCTACACCCAACGCATCATCGAAACCGCCGCTGGAGCAATCCTGCGCAAACCCATCCACATCGAAGGCGACGACTACTGGAAAACCTTTTCCGAAAACGTAGACGGTCTCGGCTCGGACCTAAATGAATTTGCCCGCCGCATTTTAGTCTCCAGCCTGACCTACGGCCACAGCGCAATCCTCGTTGACTACCCCCCAGCCAGCGTCGCCCTCAGCCTCGCCGAAGAACGCGCACTGGAACGCCGCCCCTACTTCGTCCCAGTCGAAGCACCCCAAATCTGGGGCTGGCGCCAAGAAACCACACTACCAACATCCCCACTAACCCAAGTCCGCATCCACGAATACACCACCCAACCCCAAGGCGACTTCGGCGAAACGCAAGTAGAGCAGATGCGCGTCATCTATCCCGGCAGCTACGACTTATACATCCAAGGCCAAAACAGCTTCATTCTGCACGAATCCGGTGAATTCACCCTCCCCGAAATCCCCCTAGTACCCATCTACGCCAACCGCCTGGGGATGTTACGGTCCCAACCACCACTTCTTGACATTGCAAATCTTAACATTACCCACTACCAACGCCAAGCCGACCTAATCCACGCACTCCACGTCGCCGCAATGCCCATCCTGATCCTAGAAGGCTGGGACATGGACACCAACGAAGTATCGGTCGGCGTGAACTACGCCCTAGCGATGCCACCAGGCAACAAAGCCTATTACGTGCAGTCGGACGCCACAAGTTTTGCCGCGCAAGCAGCAGAAATAACAGCAATCGAAACCCAAATGTCCACTTTGGGCATCACAAAACTGTTCGGCCAAAAGTTTGTAGCCGAATCCGCCGACTCCAAGCGCATCGACCAAGCCCAATCCAACTCCGTCCTAGCTGTCCTCAGCATGGAGGTATGCTCCGGCCTCAAACGCGCCTTCGAAATGGCCTCCCAGTATGTAGGCATCGAACCCCCTGAAATATATCTGGATCGTGATTTCGACTTCTACCGCCTCATTGGCCAAGACATAACCGCAATCACCGACCTCAACACCAAAGGCAAACTATCCGACCAAACCCTGCTTGAAATCCTTCGCCGTGGCGAAATCCTCCCCGACGACCTCGACATTGAAAACGAACTGGAACGTATCCAAGACCCCCAAACTGCATACGAAGAACCTGATGAAATCTCACCAGAACCGGAAAACGAAGTAGAAACTGAACCAGCCCCCGAAACATTACAAACCAACCAAATCGACCAGCTTATTGAATTATTGTCGCGCTGATGAGCACCAAAAAAGATAATCTTGTCTTAAGCGTAGTCACATCTGTCATACGCTTAACAAAGCGTGTAGACGCCCTAAATAACATTTTATCCGGCAAAACAGACCCTACCTCTACCAAAGGCAACACAGGCGACTGGTACATAAACACAAAAACTTACGAACTGTTCGGCCCAAAAACAGAAACAAGTTGGGGAACCGGCTTACCTCTATCAGGCGGTGCCCGTCAAACTGAACTAACAGTTGGCGGCTCAACAGGAAGCACTGTAGGAGAAACAGGTCCCGCCGGGCCAGCAGGACCAACTGGAGCCGCCGGAGCAACAGGAGCTACCGGTCCCACCGGGGCAACAGGTACAACTGGAGCCACTGGCGCAACAGGACAACAAGGTCCAGCGGGCGCCCAAGGCCCACAAGGAATCCAAGGTCCCACAGGTTTAACAGGCCCCACAGGCGATACTGGCGCAACCGGTCCCACAGGCGCAACCGGACCTCAAGGCGAAACAGGTGCAACTGGCGCAGCAGGTGCCACCGGAGCTCAAGGCCCTCAAGGACCCCAAGGCCCTCAAGGACCCGCCGGAACCAACGCAACAGTCACCGCCGGAACAGGCATATCTGTAAGCAGCGGCGTGGTATCCCTAGACCCCGATTATATCTACGACGACGGCACGTACTAAATTTGTATTGTAGTAACATTACTATGTCCCAAGACCTAATTTTCCGTGTCTGAACAACAACTCGAAACGGCTCCAGTGGAGACCGCTATTGAGCAGCCCGTGGCTGAACCAACCGATCTCGCAATGCAAATCGAAGCGCTGCGATCCAAAAATACGGAATTAATAGGCGAACGCCGCCGCGATAAAGAAGCCCGCGAGGCTCTACAACGCCGCCTCGACGAAATAGAAACCACCCAAAAAGCCGCCCAACAACAACAACTGGAACAATCCGGTGAGTTTCGCACACTTTGGGAAGAAGCACAAAAAACAAACGCCGATCTCCGCGCCCAACTACAAGACCGCGAACAGAAAATAGGCGAAATTCAAACTAACTACAGCCGCGAACAGCTCAAAGCCCGCGCCATCTCCGACCTATCCGCAGCTGGAGCACTTGCACCCGACCAGCTCTACCGCCTCGTGCAAGACGACCTCCAATCCAAAGATGGCACTCCCGTTGCAATCAAAGGCGGCGTCGAAGTTGCCCTTACCGAATATGTAGCAGGATTACGCAACCCAGGCAGCGGTTACGAACACCATTTTGCGGCACAAAATCGCGCTGGAATGGGCACAACAACAGCGCCACGCCCCAGCGTATTACCGGGCACTGCAAACCCATTCCGCCGCGAAAGCTGGAACATAACCGAGCAAGTTCGCCTGCTTGCTGAAAATCCAGACGTGGCTAAACTATTAAAAGCAGAAGCAACAACCTAGCCCTTGTGGGGCACCCCTGTGGGGAGGCCAAGCATCGTAAACCTTTCCTCCGGTAATTCCCAATGACTGCTGTTTTACAAAACTACGGCTCTGGAACTACATTCCTGAGCAACCTGATTGCCCGCCCCGAGTTCCTCAGCTACGTAGCTGAAGGTATCTTCCAACAGTCCAAGTGGGTTCAGTCCGGCATCGTACAGCGCAACGCTGCTCTCGACGCCCGTGCTGGCGGCACCCGTGTACGTGTGCCTTTCTTCGACGCAATCGCCCCCACCGAGGTGGTAATTCAGTCGAACCACACCTGGGGTAGCGGCGGCTACATGAGCCCTGCCGGTGTAACAGCCGACGAACAAATTATGACAATTCTGCACCGTGGCTTTAGCTACGCGGCAGACGATCTTGGCAAGCTCGGCAGTGGCGCTGATCCTCTCGCTCACGTTCGTGACCAGCTAACTGCTGCGATCAACAAGCTCAAAACCACCACCCTACTGGCACAACTCGCTGGTATTTTCGGCGGCATCGCCTCCAACGGTGTACTCGGTGCTAACACAGTAAACGCTTCCTTTGCAGGCGTTCCTGGCTCCGTAACCGAAGCTAACTACCTGACCGCAGCAAACGTTGTTAAGGCCAAACTGAAGCTCGGTGAGCGCAGTTCTGACCTCGACGTAATTGCAATGCACTCCAACGTAGCTGCCTACTTGCAGCAAGTTGGTATGCTCACCTTCAGCACCTCTGCACTATCCGCAGCCGGTTCTGTTGTGTGGGGCGGTGGCGGTGTAGGTGTGACAAGCGAAGACGTAGCCCAGTTCGCTGGTCTCCGTGTGGTAATCGACGACCAGCTCACCAACTTGACCGGTGGTACCGCGACTCACATCGTTAAGTACCCCGTTTACCTGTTCAAGTCTGGCGTTATCTCCGAAGGTATCCAACAGGATCTCCGTATTGCAACCGACCGCAACATCTTGTCCCTCCAGGACGTGATGGCAGTTGATTACCACTACGGTTATCACGTACTAGGTACCAAGTGGTCTGAATCCACTGATAACCCCACCAATGCAACATCTTCTGGCAACTTAGCCAACATTTCTAGCTGGACTCTGGCTTACGTAAACTCCAAGAACGTGCCCCTGGTACGCCTCCTTGTGAACACACCTTTCGACACTTCTGCTTACGCATAAGCATCACCAAAAGGTATAAGAGGGGCTCTTTTGAGCCCCTTTTTTGTATCAATCAATCAAACCCACACGCTTCTTTTCCTGCACCTCAAACAACTCTTCCGTATGAATGGAAGACTTGTACGACTGTGTAGCCAACTGATTAACCAGAACATAGCTAACATTAAGAGCATCAGCCGCCTCCTGATAGTTCATCCCTTCCGCAACTTTCTTCTGAATTTGCGGCATCACATCCGCCCACTTCCGAGGACTGGAACCAAAAGGAGAACACACAGGTGCAGCCTCCAATTCAACATTTTCGGACAGTTTTTTAGTGGCCATGAAAATTGCAAGATTCTACATTACAGATGGTACATCAACTTGGACGGTTGATGCACCATGGTCCCAACGCCACGATATTGATGCTGGAATTGCCATGGACGGCCACACTATCTATCACGTATCCTTCCCCCACGTCCAAGACGGCACCACCCGCCCACAAAAGAAAAACTTACCGCTCAAAGCAGCCCGCTACCTGCAATACATCGCCTAAACTGGAACATAAACAGCCGCCGCCATGCCAACGCTGATTGCTACGTTGGGGGGATCAACCTCAAACTCATACATTACAGTAGCAGCAGCGACTACATATTTTGGCGACCGTCTAGGCAACGCAAGCTGGACAGCAGCCAGCGCTGACGACAAAGCCGCCGCCCTAATCACAGCAACAAGCTGGCTGGAGAGCCTGGAATACTACGGCGACCGCGCCAGCACCACGCAAGCCTTGAAGTGGCCGCGCACCGACGTAAGTTGCGACGGTGTTGAAGCAGACGCAACCTACATTCCCGCCGACATCCAAGCCGCCACCGCCGAAACCGCACAAGCCCTAATCACCACCCCCACGCTCATGCGTGGCTCAACCACCGGCCCCGGCGCCTACGACAAGGTGGAACTCGGCGATCTAAAAGTGGAATACCGCAGCTCGGACGCCGTATCTTCCGTAGACAGCATCGTTGACGTTCTCCCCTGGCTCAAAAGCTACCTGCGCTGCTGGGTCCGTAACGCATCCAACGTCCGCCAAATCCCTACCTATAGAAACTAATGGCTGCCATAGACGACGTATTCGGCCCCATCCCAAGCCCCCTAATCGACAAGTGGGGCATTTCCATCACCTACATAAAAGCTGGCACCGATAGCTACAACACCACAACCGGTGTAGTAACCGTAACCGACGTAAACGTAACCCTCAACGCAATCATTGCAGTAGTCAACAAAGAAGAAAGCGAAGGCTTGTATCAAACCGGCGACCTCAAAATCTACATCGCCGCATCCTCCTTACCTGCTCACCAACCTTCAACCCGTGACCGCATCCAATACCTTGAAAATGGTGTAAGCCGCGAAGCCCGTCTAATCGACATCAAAACCTACCGTGGCACATCTCCAGTATTCTTCAGTCTCATAGCGAGGCCCGAATAATGGCCCGCAAGTACAGCCGTGGTGCTGCAATGGGGTTTGGCGGAGGTGCCAGAAACCAGGCAAACGGATTATGGAAATTAGCAAAAAACTTAGAAATAGTTGTAACAGGTGTATTAAGTATGGGGATTAAACGAAGCGCAGAAGACATAGTTAGCGATCTACAAGAGGCTGGTCCAAGTTGGACAGGTTCGTTTTCCAACTCTTACCAGATTGCTACATCTAGCGGCGTTACAGGTGGTACAGGTCAACCAGGTGAACCTCGTCCAGTAAACGCACTGGTTCTTACCGGTAAAGAGTTAGTGCTTGACGGTACCAAGTACACAATCAGCAACACAAGTGAACACGCAGACATAGCCCTAGATCTTGTTTCGCGCAGTGACTGGACCCGTCCCGGAGGCAGACCCCAAACCGCAAAAGGTATGGCCGCGTGGGAATTAGGTGGCGGGCGCG